TCCCTGCTACTACAGGTGCTCCCACTCATTACGCTATTTTTGATGAGAATACGTTCATTTTAGGGCCGACTCCAGACGCAGACTACACTATGGAGTTGCTTTATTACGCCTACCCAGCGTCTATTGTTACAGCAAATACAACTTGGCTTGGTACTAACTTTGACTCTGCTCTTCTCTATGGGTCATTGCTAGAAGCCTATGCGTTTATGAAGGGTGAGAAAGATGTTAACGACAACTACGTAGCCCGGTATAATGAAGCACTTGCCATGTTGAAACAACTTGGCGAAGGCAAAGACCGTCAAGATACATACCGTACAACTCAAGCAAGGGTTCAAGTTCGATGAGCACAATGAGCGAAGTAGCCTTCCTTTTAGGGGGCGCAAATGTCAAAGTATTAACAACTTCTGGTCGTGGTTTTACGCCAGAGGAAGTTGCAGAACGGGCCTTAGATAAAATTATTTCTGTAGGCTCGCAAACACATCCTGCCATTCGAGATCAGGCAGAGGTGTTTAAAGATCAAATCCGTCAGGTTTTGGTGTTTTATATGAAGGAAGCCATTAAGTCGCATCATACGACATTGGCTATTAAGTTCAGGAAAGCAGGACATCCTGAGTTTGTTAAACTTTTAGATGAATAAAGGAGCCTAACATGGCTATTACGCAAGCAATGACCACCTCTTTTAAAGCACAACTGCTTTTGGGAGTTCATGATTTCCGTCCAACAGGTCAAACTGGAGCGGATACTTTTAATATCGCTTTGTATACATCCTCAGCCTCATTGGATGCCAACACAACGGCGTACACTGCTTCTAACGAAGTTGGTACTGTTGGTACTAACTACACGGCTGGTGGTCAGGCCTTGACCAACACAGGTGTAACGGCAACCAACATCAACGCTAACACCGGTACAGGCTTTACTGACTTCTCCGACGAGACTTTTGTAAATGCTAACTTTACTGCTCGTGGCGCTTTGATTTACAACACTACTCCTTCGGCAAACAGCAATGCTAATACCACGCTAACCAATGCATCAGTTTGTGTGTTGGACTTTGGTGCTGACAAAACCGCTTCGGACGGTGACTTCACCATTATTTTCCCGACCAATGACTCATCAAACGCAATTATTAGGATTGCTTAAGTAATCAACCTCCCCTAAAGGACAAATCATGCCGGGTTGGAGCATAGGGCCTTATGGGGAGGGTGACTTTGGTGTAGGTAATCCAAACGCTTTAGTAAATGTTACTGGAGTAGATGCTTCTGCGTTATTAGATCCAGTAGGTGTTGCCGCAGGTGGAGAAGTTGAACCTGCTGGTGTGCAGGCTGAAGTAGAACTTGGGCAAGACCTTGTAACTGCCGGTGCTAATGCGTTTCCGGCAGGTGTTGAAGGTGTAGGTGAAGTTGATGTAGTTACATTTACCCAAGTTGCTAATGTACAGCCTACTGGAGTAGAAGGCACTGGCGAACTCGGGAATGAGACTCCTAGTATAGGGATAGAAGTAGATGTAACTGGGGTTCAGGCAGAAGGCGTTTTAAACGCCCTTCCTCCCCTTGCTGGTTGGGGTATTGGTTTTTGGGGTGAAGGCGCTTGGAGTGTAGGCAACCCAAATATCATAGTAAATGTTACTGGAGTAGATGCTTCTGCGTTATTAGATCCAGTAGGGGTAGCGGCTGGAGGTGAAGTAGAGCCAGCAGGGGTTCAGGCTGAGGTAGAACTTGGGCAAGATCTTGTAACAGCCGCTGCTAATGTGTCTGTATTTGGTGTTGAAGCAACGGGAGAAGTTGCACAGGCTGGTTTAATTATTGCAGCAAATGTACGACCCGCTGGTGTTGAAGGAGTTGGGGAAACCGGGGTAGGTGATCTTGTTCTAGCAGCAAATGTTTATGCAGTAGGAGTACAGGGTGATGGCGAGATAGGTGAGGAAGAGGAAAAGTTTGCCTATTACGTTACCGGAGTCCAAGGTTCTGGTGTTGTTAGTTCTTTAAAAATAAGTGCAGATATAAATTACATCGGTTGGGGGTCTGGGCCGTGGAGCCGCGCTGGTTGGGGCGAAGATTTCCGTGGGACAAATATAGATTCTGTAACTGCTACTGGGCAAATTGGGTCTATCTCAACCCTTACTTTTGCAAACGTGTACCCAGTAGGGGTCGAAGGTAACGGGGAAGTTGGACAAGTTGATGAAAGTCGTAGGGCCAATGTCTACCTTACTGGAGTAGATGCTTCTGCGTTATTAGATCCTGTTGGTGTTGCCGCCGGGGGCGAGGTAGAACCTGCTGGGCTTCAGGCTGAAGTAGAACTTGGACAAGATCTTGTAACTGCTGCTGCTAATGCGCCTGTTACTGGGGTTGAAGGTGAAGGGCAACTTGGCACTTCTTTTATACGTCGATCCGTTGATATTGAAATAACTGGAGTTCAAGCAACTGGAGAATTAGGTACGCTTCCAAGACTTCTTGGGTGGGGTATTGGCCCTTGGGGTGAGGGCGCTTGGGGTATAGGTAATGCCAATATTGTTGCAAATGTTACTGGAGTAGATGCTTCTGCATTACTCGATCCGGTAGGAGTGGCTGCTGGGGGTGAGGTAGAACCTGCTGGATTCCAAGCCGAAGTAGAACTTGGGCAAGAATTAGTTTCTGCCGCCGCTAATGCACCTGTGTTTGGTGTTGAAGCAACAGGTGAAGTTGGTCAGGTCGATGAAAGTCGTGAGGCAAATGTACAACTCAGTGGTGTAGAAGGCGCTGGAGAGACCGGAGTTGTTGCTTTTGCTTCTGATGTAAATGCATACCCAACCGGAGTGCAAGGTAACGGTGCAGTAGGTGAGGAAGAAGAAAAATTTTCCTATTACGTTACTGGGGTTCAGGGTTCTGGAAGTGTAGGAGTTATAAAGACTAGCACCGATATTAACTATATTGGTTGGGGTTCAGGCCCGTGGGGTCGTGCTGGTTGGGGCGAAGATTTACGTGGGACAAACGTAGATCCAGTTGTTGCTGTCGGTCAGGTCGGTTCGGTTTTTGCTCAATACGATGCGAACATATATGCAGTAGGTGTTGAAGGTGAAGGACAAGTTGGGCAGGTTGATGAGAGCCGTAGGGCAAATGTATACCCTGTTGGTGTAGTTCGTACTGTTTTCTTAGACCCAGTAGGTGTTGCCGCAGGGGGTGAAGTTGAGCCAGCAGGGGTTCAGGCTGAAGTAGAACTTGGTCAGGAAATTGTAACTGGCGATGCTAATTCCTCAATTATAGGAGTTGAAGCCACCGGAGAGGTTGGTACAGAAACGGTAGTTACAACGGTTGATGTCCGTTTAGTAGGGGTTTCTGCTACCGGAGTATTGGGGCAAGATGAAGCAGAAGGCGGTGCATTTGTACCGGTTACGGGTTTTGGATTAGTTGCAACACTGGGTCAAATTACTACCAAGACAGTTAACTTTATACCGGTTGTCGGGGTTGAAGCCACCGGGGAAATTGGAACCGAAACTGTAGTTGGTAAGGCAAATGTTTATTTAGTAGGAGTTGAAGGGGTAAGTCAGTTAGGAGAAACTGACGAAAGCGGTGCGGCTAATGTACCGGTAACAGGGATTGAAGCCTCTGGGGAACTTGGAACAGCGGTAGTAGTTACAAAAGTTGATGTTCGTTTAGTAGGGGTTGTCGGGACAAGTCAGTTAGGACAGGCTGAGGCCGAAGGTGGCACATTTGTACCGGTAACGGGGGTTCAAGGGCAAGGGCGTGTTGGAAAAGTGCTGATTTGGAGTAAAATTAACCCCAATCAGAACCCCAACTGGATCCCTGTTGTTGATGTACAAACACCAAATTGGTTGCCGATAGCGGCTTAATTTAAGGAGTAGAAAAATGGCAAGTACGTATTCAGCATTAAAAATTCAACTTATGGCTACCGGGGAAAACTCGGGGACATGGGGTAACGTCACTAACGTCAATTTAGGGACAGCATTAGAAGAAGCCATCGTTGGCTCTGAAGATGTAACCTTTGCTAGTGCTAACGTGACCCTGACATTAACGGATACTAATGCTTCTCAGACGGCTCGTAATCTCCGGTTAAATTTAACTGGAACCACGGGTGGCGCTCGTGATCTTATCGTCCCAGCAATTGAGAAGTTATATATTGTTAATAACGGATGTGCAGATACAGTCACAATTAAAGTAACAGGTCAGACAGGTATTCCTGTCCCCACCGGTAAAACATTGTTTGTATATAACAACGGCACAGATTGTGTTAATGCAATTACGCATTTAACTTCTCTGACTCTTGCATCTGCCCTTCCAATTGGTTCTGGTGGCACCGGAGTAACCGCCGCCGCTACGAACGGTCAACTATTAATTGGAAATGGTTCTGGCTTTACATTAGCCGGTGTTACTGGAACTTCTAATCAAATTGTTGTTACTAATGGTAGTGGCACTATCACATTATCTACGCCACAGGCTATTAATACTGCTTCTTCCGTACAGTTTGGGTCGTTTGGTGTGGGCACTGCGGCCTCTGGTACTACTGGTGAAATTAGGGCCACTAACAACGTAACTGCTTTTTACACATCAGATCGTAAATTTAAGACCAATATTCAAAGTATACCTAATTCTCTTGCAAAAGTTGCGGCGATTGGAGGCAAAACTTTTGAGTGGACTGAAGATTATCTTAACGATCACGGTGGTGAAGATGGGTACTTCTTACAAAAAAATGATTTTGGTGTAATTGCTCAAGACGTACAGTCTGTGTTTCCAATGGCTGTCCGTGCCAAACCTGACGGCACACTTGCGGTGGACTATGAAAAGTTATGCGCTTTGGCTTTTGCAGCAATTATCGAACTTAAAGCCGAGGTTGATGCTTTGAAGAGGGGTTAATTAAATGACTACGCCTTCAGGACAAATAAGCCTCTCTCAAGTTAACGCAGAGTTAAATCTCTCCCCCACTGCGTTAATTACAATGAATGATGCTGCGGTGCGAACCCTTGCAGGTGTGGGGGGTTCTGGCACAGTTATTTCTATGCAGAATTTGCAGAATAAATCAAACCGTGTTGCTATCCCGCTTACTATTTCTGGTAATGCATATAACTATGACGTTTATTCAAACCGTGGTCCAACCTATTCTCCCGGCACTTCTGATATTACAGTAACAATTAATCCGGGGGTTCTTGTGGGTAGCACTTCTACAGGCTCCTACGCTTTTTTAGTTCCTTCTTCGTTTAGCCCCGGGGATACCGTTACAGTTATTAATAATGGTGTAATTCAAGGTATGGGGGGTTCAGGTGGATCCGGAGGCGGCACAGATGGTAACACTACACAAACTTTTCCGGGGAGTCCCGGCTCTTCTGGGGGAAATGCCGTTTTTGTAAATCGTCCTACAACCATCACTAATAACGGAACTCTTGCCGGTGGCGGTGGGGGCGGTGGCGGTGGCGGTGGCGTCTATGTGACTTATCCTACAAGCCCAGAAGACTTCAACTATAGATTTAGTACTGGTGGCGGTGGCGGTGGCGGCGCTGGATATAATGGCGGTTCTGGCGGATCTGCTGGGGCACATACGCCCGGAATATATACTCCGGGTGGTTCAGCAATAGGAAATAATGGTAGTTCTGGTACGTCCCCTGCTGGTGGCGGTGGTGGCTCGGGTACCGCTATTGGCCCGGGTTCCCCTCAAACAACAGCCACAGGTGGATCAGGTGGGTCAGGTGGTGGTAGAGGTGGTAGTGGATCTTCTGGGGGTTTTGGAACACCGGGGCCTAACCCAGTAGGCAAGCCCGGAGGAAGTGGTGGCTCTCCCGGCGCTTACATTGTAGGAAACCCATTTGTTACATACCCAGCAACCGGTACTCGGTTAGGCCCTTCATCTTAATAGGAGAATTAAATGACAATCAATTCTGTAACCATGAAAATTTATGATTTTGAAGAAGCAAGTAATTCAATTATTGTTGCTTTTAATTCAGATCAATCGACTAAATCAATTGATGACCAACCACGGTTGGCTTTTCAACCAACTATGTTTGAAGACACTGACCCTAATAAAATTATAAAGAGGATAGCCCACGCAGGAGTTTCAATTGCTGAAACTCAAGATAAACAAGAAGCACTAGCACAAAATTTGGTTGCTGTTAATGCATATAAAGATAAGGTAGGACAATCTTTAACATTTACTTTGGCAGATTTTGATGAGTTCAACGTTCCCCCACCAACAGAAACTCCAGCCGTTTAGGATTAAATGTGGATAGTAATGAAGGTTTTAATAAGTACGGCGCTATTTATATAAAAGATGCTGTGCCTTTAGATTTATGTAAATTTTTAACAAATGTGTTACTTAGAGCGCCTTGTGTTAGTTATGGTTGTGCAAAAGGGGATGAGCAAATACCTAATGCTTATTCAGTAGTTAGTCATGAAATTATTTTTGAGACTTTGCTTGAGAGAATATGGCCTAGTTTAGAGTTTGCTGTTGGGGAAGAACTTCTACCAACTTATG